GTGCTGATGGTCAGCCCGAGCTTGTCGGCGTTGCCCATCATTTCCTTGATGGCTTCGCTGCCCCCGTTCAGCAGGGGAATCATTTCATCCCCAGCCTTGCCCAGCAGCGCCACAGAAACAGCCGTCTTGCCCGCGCCGTCTTTGGCTCTGGACAGAGAATCAGCCATGTCGAGCAAGACTTGATCAGCGGTTTTGGCCTTGCCGGTCGCGTCCGTCAGGGTAATTCCCAGCGCCTTGAAATTGGCGATCTTTTCCTTGTCGCCCGCCAGACCTTCGGCGATGGAGATGTTGAGCTTTTTCAGGCCAGTGGTCAGGCTCTCGGTGCTCACGTCGCTGAGCTTCGCCGCAAACTGCAACTGGCTGAGCGATTCAACCGCCAGGCCGGTGCGCTGGCTCAGTTTGTTGAGTTGGTCCGCCGCGTCAATGGCGCCCTTGATGGTGCCGGCAAAGGTGACAGCAGCACCAATAACGCCGAGTCCTACCAGCGCAGTTTTCGCCGCCGACACCGACGATTCGACGCTGGCCATGGCGCCGCCCACAGACCTCTTGACATCAGCCATGTCGGTCTGCAGGCGGGCCATATTGGCCAGCAGTTCAATTTCAAGCCGTCCTACATTCATGGGTGCCTCTTCCGTCTCTACGCACTGGCCATGCGGCGGATTCGCTCGCGCATGGTCATTGACACTGCGGTCATTTCTTGCTGGCTGGGGCCTTCAGAAGGCCTCCACGGCGGGGGTGCGTCAGGCTCTTGCGCCTCATGCCATGCGCTGAGGTACTGCGCAGACAAACTGCGCAGGGCCCGTGCCTCCCAGGACTGCAGGCCGACCCCGGTGTTGTCTTGCCACGCAGCGATCTCTTGCTGGGTGATGGCCCCCACGCCAGAGCCGGCCGGCATGGTGGGCCCAATCTCCCAGAGGTAGCCCAGGAGGTGGTGACCAGCCTGCACAGGCGGCATGGGTGGTTGCCAGTTCGGGGCTGACCGCGCATCCCGCTGGCGCTTGAGGCGCGACACGGGCGGGGCCCGGCTCTCACCCACCGCGTGCGGCAAGGCGTGGAGCCAGGCGCTGTGCCTGACGTAAAGCCCTAGTTCGTCGAGGAGGCCTGCTTGAAATTTGCCCAGCTCGAAAGGAACCGGGTGCCCTGCTCGGCAATAAAGCCCAGCGGCTGGCTGCTGTAGACCGAGCGGAACAGATCAGCGCCGGCCAGCGGTGTGCCGTCTGGCGCGTCGTCTTCAATGTGGTGGAATTGCTTGGTCACTTCCACCAGAAACGCCACGTTGTCGGCCGTGTCGGCATCGGCATCGGCGGCAGTGTGCGGAGCGTCTTTCTCGCGCTTGCGGATGCGCTCCATGATGCGGTTTTGCTTGGCCGCCAGGGCATTGGCGTAGATCTTGGTGCCGGGGCCGTAGAAGGTGATGCCAACGGGCTTGCCGCCGTCGTGCAGCAATTCGCCGTGCACGTTCTTGACGTGCATGAAGCCGGTTTCTTCAACCGCCAGGGTTTTGACTTTCATGGGTGGTTTCTTTCGCGGGGGAGTTGCAGAAAATGCCCGCGCCCCAGCCACCGCGCTCCCCGCGAAGGAAGCGACAGCAGCCAGGGCCGGTGCTCGGGGCGGGCCTTGCGGCCCGGGGGATCAGGTAGCGGCGACGACCACAGGGGCGCGGCACAGCTCAAACGTGACGGCCAGCTTGCGCACGTCGTTTGCGCTTCCGTCCTGCCAGGTGCGACGGGTCACCAGCACATCCAAGTAGTGGATTTCGCCAGTAGCCTCACCCGTTCCCAGCGCGTAGGTGAGCTTGACGCTGTAGCGGTTTTGCGACTCGAACGCGGTGTCAACCAGGTCCTGGCCGGTGTCGCTCGAAATCTGGCCCAGCATGAGTGCCATGGAGCCGTAGTTCTTGGAGCCCTTGAACTTCTGGACCACGCCGTCACCCACCGCCACAAATTCAGAGACGGAGGCCGAGCCGCCATGCTCGCCGAAATTTTCGACGGAGCCAATGGATGTGTACGACATGCCGGTTGCGCCGTAGCCTGCGGCGTTGTAGGTTGCCGGCAAGCTGGCGCTGATGGCCAGCGTGGCGCCAGTCATCGTTTGCAAAACTGTTCTTTCAGTCATGATTGATTTCCTTTCGTGTCAAAAAAAAGCCCACCAGCGGGAATCGCGGCGGGCGGGCTTTCGTCCTTCGACGAAAACGGGCGCAAAAAAACCGCCTCAAGGGCGGTTGCTGCTGATGCTGTTCTGGCCTACTCGCTGTAGGTCACTACAAAGTCTTGAGACCCCATAAAGAGGCCTGCGGTGTTGTCAAAATCTGGCCCCTCCACATCGGGCAGGATGGCGTCCACCTTGACGCTGTTGACGGTGCCGGGCTTGCGCGATACGGCCGCGCGCACCAGCTTGAGCGCCTGGCGTTGGACCGCGTAGCTTTTGGCCAGCACGGTGACCTGAATGCGAGCGTCGAAAAACAGTTCGCTGGTGGTAGTGACCTGGTTGCGCGGCATGGCGCTGATATGCGTGATGGCGATAGCCGGCGCTGCCGTGCCTTGAGGCAAGGGCCCGGCCATGATCCGCGCGGCGGGCACCACTGCTATGAGGCTCGAGTTGTTCGCCAGCAGATGGTAGATGGCTGATACCGCTCCACTCATTGGCCGTCTTCCTCTGTGGCAACTTCGGCAAAGTCCACCACCACACCAGCCGCGCGCAATTCGGCCACCAGCGCGTCCATGGCTTGCGGCAGTCCGGGGTATTGGCCTGTATCAACCTCGTCGTCGTAAAAGTGGCCCGTCCTGTACGGGTAGTCAAACCCGGCCAGCACGATGCGCGCGGCGCCCATGAGCGCAGCAACACGCACCGCGGTGACGCCGCTGTTGCGGATTTCAATGATGTTGCCCGGGCCAAGATGGACAGTTTCCCAGCGCGGCCCGATGTACATGGCGTCGATTTCAGGCACATCCACCCCGATGACGCGCATGCCGGCAAAGCCGGTGTATTGGGGGTGCCAATACGGCTCCAGGCTGACCGCCATGTCTGCCCATGGGGCCAGAACATGCGTGCCATTGACGGCAATGGTGCGGTCACAGGTGGCGCGCAGCTGGTCGGCCAGCTGCTGGCTCATGCTGGGGCCGCTGGCGAACACGGCCACGGTCTGGCCTTGCCATTCTGGCGTGATGGTCCATGGGGTTGTCATGCGGCTCCGATCTCGATGTCTTGCGTGTCCAGGCCCTGCTTTGTCAGGCGCCGCTTGATGTATTCACCCGTCGCTACGACAGCCGATGTAGCCTGCGCGTCAAGTGCCGGCCGCATGAATGGCTTTGGCCGAAACCCGGGATGGTGGACAACTTCGCGCGCCAGACCCGCCAGAAACAGCGACTTGCGCGCGCGTGGCTTGATCCAGTGCGGTGCTGCTCCGGTGAACTCCAGCCAGTGCGCCACAAAGGCGTGTTTGCCGGTCACAGCAACCCGCGCACTGACAGTCGAACCCTTTGAGCGCGTGCTGATCTTGATGCCCTTTTTCAGCTCGCCGGTTTGCTCGGGTGCATTGTCTTTGGCCTGGTCCCGAATCGGCCCGGCTCCTGCCCGCAGCGCGCCGCGCATGATGTTCTTCTGCATCTTCGGGACAAGTTCATCCAAGAACTTGCTCAACTCATCCAGCCCCTTGACGTGCACATTACTCATGGACCATCGCCCTCGGTGCTGAATTCAGACACCATGAACTCGATTCCCTCTTTGCGCCCCAGCTCTGCCGGAGGCCCCATGATCTTCATGATCCGGCCGCCACGGTCAACATAGATCAGCCGCATGTCTGACGTGATGCGGGAGTCGTAGCGCATCCGCACCCGGGCGGGACGCTCGGCAATCTGGATCTCGGGGCTCTGCGTCTCGGTCTTGCTGGGAAGCGAGTCCTGCACATTGGCCCATGTCGTCGTCAGCGTGGTCCATGTGATGACCGGGCGGCCGTAGTCCGTCTCCGTGGTCGTGGCCTTGTACTCAATCCCTACCCGGCGATCCATGGTCCCGAGTTTCAGAAGCCCCACAGCTTCACCGTGTTCAAAAGCGCCTTCGCGGCAGGCGGTTGAATGTCGTTCGGGTCCATCTGGTCGCCCCGGTGCTGGTCAAACCAGCTGATCATCAGCAGCAGGGCCGCCTTCACGGCCTTCGGGCATGTCGTGTAACCAGTGACGTAGCGGATGCGCACGGCGTCAGGGATGTCCTGCGTGATCGGCCAGTAGTTGCCATACGTGGGCGCCACGCGGCGGGCGTCGCCGTAGAGGCTGAGCGCATACGCTGTGCTGCTCACTGTCTGCTCGGTTCCAGCGGTGTCGGTGTACTTGATGTGCGTGATGCTGGCGACCGGGCTCCTGGGCAGTTCAATGTTGTCGTCCTCATC